TTTCTGGTACTGATTCCTCTACACATATGAACAGGCACTTTCTGACCTTCTACTTCTTCATACCCCACTAATACAATTTCACTATTCCACATCACTACTGGACTTTTATACGGCATTGCGTGTCTCCACCTAGATTTTACTTTAGGCCAACGAGTCCATTTAAACTTCTTCATATTGTTGATATGAAATCAATGAAGGTTAGTATTGCAAATAACATTATAACTAATAAGTAAATCCAGAACCAATGACTTCTCATTAATTTATTCAAAAAGTTATCTTTCATTCTAATACCCCTATGGATTTCAGTGGTAAAGGTTTACCAAGATTATCACATACAAGTTCACCATCAATAGAACCAGTCATTATACCTTTACCACCATTACTGGTGAAACGAACTGGTTTGACTTCTTTACCATTTAACATTCTTTTGCGATTTTGTACTTTTTCTTTCGCAAGTCTACTTCTATTTCTACCAACCATTTAATTTCCCATAGCTTTCCAAATCACATAGAATACCACCCATAGGGAACATAATGAACCTACACCTATCATAGTCCACATAATCATTTCTTCTTGTTTCTTTTTTGCGGCAAGGATTGCTTCTTTTCTTTTCTTTCTTATTTCTGCTTGTATTCTTAAAACTTCATTCCACGCATTGGGGCCGTGACTCATATTAACAAAAGTTCTGAGTTCTTGTTCCATTGCCTGAATTTTCTTTTTATGTGCAAAGACTTCAAGTGCTTCTTCTTCAACACTCATACCTGATGTTTTAGCCTTTTTTGCTTCTTTGTTAACAGTTTCACAAGAAGTCATCCAACGACCAATATCGCCGTACATAGATTCTACATCTCGGCCGACTTCAAAACCTTTTTTAATTGCGTTGAAGGCGGCAGTTGCCATACCAAATGCTGAAATTGGGTCTACCATATTTGCCTCTCCTACTACTATTTATAAAAAATCGTGTGGATAAAAAAAAGGGTGTCACAATTAAGTAACACCCTTTAAATAAGGAGAAACAAAGGAAGTTCTTAGGCTTCTTTTGCAAGTTTCTGAAAGTAATCTAAACTATCATCACTCTCAGTAGAAGTTGTTTTGACAACATTGTCTACATAAGACTTGTCATCTCCGTCAACTTCTGTCTTAGGAAGTTCTACATCTTCGGCAGAACTTGTTGTTGATTGAGTTCCACTTAGAACATCGTCAAGACGATTTTTGAGTTCATCATAAGTCTTAAAGTTAGATGGTGCAGTAAACTCTTTTAAAGAGTATTCTGTCTTCCAAATCTTATCTAATTCGGAATCATCTTCGTTTAATTTTGATGGACTATCAAACTCTGACTTGTCGTAGTTCCAATATCCGTCAACCTTTCTGATTTTCAATTTGAAGTTTGCACCTTCCCAGAAATCAAATGGATTTACTGGAGTTTCATCTTCAAACTGAGGTTGCAAAGCTTCCATCAATTTATCATAAATCTTCTTACCATATCTGAATAAGAAAACTTTACCTTCATTTTCTGGGTGCTTTGGGTCAGACACTACATATATGTTTGAGTAGTATTGTAGTTTTCTCTTTTGTTTTCTAGCGATTTCTTTATCACTTTCAACACCAGAGTTCCACAGTTTAGAATTATATTCTGAAACTGGGTCTTTTTGATTTAATGTAGTTAATGAGTTTTCAATGTACCACTTACCAGTTGGCCCTTGAAATGCGTGATTCCAAAGTTTTGCCCAAGGCATATCTTCACCATCTGGTGCAGGCAGAAAACGAATAACTGCATAACCATTACCAGACTTATCTAGTTCTGGTTTCCACAATCTCTCGTCTACATATGATTGTTTTTCTACTGGTGCATTTTCTGATTCAACTGCAGCCAGTATCTTGTCTAAAGAATTAGACTTTTTTAAAGTATCTAATGACATATATCTTCTCCGTATGTTATTATATGCTATTTTATCTTCACTTAATCATAATATAGTGTTATTTATACAACCACTCTACCCCACATATTTCCGTAGGTGATTGTTTTTACATTGTCATAATCTGACCATTCTGGTATTTCAGAACCATCATCTATAACTCTGTAAAACTTTTTGTCTGGATATTTCTTAAAGTTGTTTTGGTGTTGTTCTATCCAGTTCATAGGACTTACATATTTACAATCAGAAGTTATATAACAGTCTGTATCTTTATATACATTGTTAACTTTACCTTCTCTTGGCATATCAAATCCTAACATAAAGATGTTATCTATTTCTTTATTTTCTTCTATCGCAACTCTGACAGCAGTAGGGCCTGAACTCCACCCCATAAACTCACCATCAAAAAAAGTATCTAAATCTTGAACCTTATCATTATCATCTACCCAAGTAATCCATAAACCAGCATTACCTAGTTTTTGTCTTACATCACCTTTCGGTAATCCTTTAAACTTTGTCAATATTTCTAATATTGCATCTTTAAATCTCTCTGGGTCTATTCCGTGACAAACTAATTGTGTTCTATTACCTTTTTCATTCTGATGTAGAAACTTATCTACTGTGTCTAAATCTAAACTCTTGAGTTGTTCATTTAATTGTTCCATACTTGATTGTTCTAATCCAGTATACTGCAACATCTCAAAGAACTGTTCTGGTAATAGTTTCCATTGTCTAAAATAACATTTGTTATCAGAACAATAACCAGACGAATACACTTCGTGCATCATAGCCCAATCTGTTGATATTAATCCGTCTGGTTGGAAATCTCTATAAAGTGCATTACACCCATAAATCTTTCCCCATTGTCTAAATTGTTTTAGGTCATACCCATCTCTGGATTCACCATTACCAAGTACAAATACATTTTTAGGTTTACTCTTGTCCACTATAAAATCCAATAAAGATAATTGTTGCATCACTCAGTATCAGATGGTTTCCCATCATAATCATTAGTTCTTTTAAAAGCGTGAATGTTATCAACCTCATCTATGTCTTCTAGTTCATCATCTAGGTCACCTAAATGGTCACTATCTTCTTCAATTCTAGGTTCTGTTATTGATACTGAAATGTTTTCATAACCACAACCCTTTAGAAAGTTACTAAACTTTTCCTCAAGTTGTCCTAAATCGTTTTCTTCCATAACAACTTCAACTTCTACTCTCTCCTCAGAATCAAAATCATCTTTCATTTCATTTGTTTTTATAAATGTAAATCTTTGTTCCACATCTATCTCCTAAAGTTTCTTCTGTTTTTAACAAAAGCCTGTTTGTTCATTTCTTTAAGTCTATCTCTAAGTCCGTCATTATCTTTTTTTAAATATGCACAGTCTGTTGTTAGACTTTTTATTTTCTTTTCCATACCTTCAAATTTAGAACGATAAAAATCTCTTTCTCTTACTAAAGATTCGTTAGATTGTTTTTGTTCCATTTTCACTCCAAGTTAAGATTAATATTGTATGTGTTGTAGTTGTTTTGATACTCTTCGTACATAATCATCTCTGACTAAATCACCCTCGTGTATAAACATATCACAAGAACAATATGCACAATTTTTACCTTGTAATAAAAAATTCAAAACTGTATGTTTAAAGTTTTTCATATCTTCCTTAAAAGGTTTTAATGGTAAAGTATCAATACCATTATTCTCTAAAATCAATATGGAATTAGTAATAAAAGACGATTGACTCTTATGTTCTAATTTCATATGTTTAAGAAACTCAAAATATTTCTGTACATTAACATTGTATAAACTGTATAAAACCGAATACACAGTTCCTAATTGATGGTGCAATTCATCTGACTCAAATAGGTCAGCTACATCTGATACCAGACCCTCTGGTGTTATATCATTGATTGCACCTTTATCCCATAAAAAATTCCAATCACTTCTTAACATATATTCTATTAAGTCTTGTAACTTTTGTGGTTTACCATCATCTTGTATATAACTTTTTCTTTTACACTTATAATCCATTTTAAAATAATACTGTTTGTTTACTGCATCATAATTAATAACTTCTATCACATCAACTGACGACCTTTTAAAACCTCTTGAGTTACCAGTAATTGTTTTTTCTTTAACACTACAAGCACCAATAAAATCTGGAAAAAATGGTTGATACCTCTCTTGAAATATTCCTACTTTGTTCTTCCAACTTTTTCTGCATACAGAATATCCTAGATAAAATATATTTGTATTCTGTATCATATCAAATTCAGATTCATCTGTAATATCTTTTTCTAGTAATTGATGATGAGAATAAGGTATACCTAAACCTTTGTAATAGTGTTCTTTACCTTTCCAAACTCTACCACCACAATGAGTTAAATCGTCATTGATTTCTAATTTATTTACTTCTGTACCTTGTTTATCGTATATTGGTATTGTATGCATTACTTTTTATTTTTTGTTAAATTTAGAACTTTCATTTTATACTCTGTTTCATTAATTGTCAATAGTGAATCGTAATTATTTAATTTGTTTCTATGATTAGGCCAGATGATGTTTTCACTTATTTGTTTATCCCAATCTTTTTGATAGTTTACTAACTTGTTTAATATAATCATTGTTTCTATGTTAATTCTTTGTGATAAATAATTTCTAAACAATATTGGGTGTTGTCCATTTTCAACAGTAAACAATTTATTAAAATCTGTAACTTGATTTAACAACAAGTTCATATCTTGTTCAAACATATATCTTAATGATTGATGTCTCTTTTTCCAATCTGTAAAGTTTCTATCATTGAACTCACCAATATAACCTTTTTCATTTTTTAAAAAATTAGATACAAAAAAGTCTTGTGTATCTTCACCATACTTTCTTGCAACTTTACCAAAAAAATGTTTGTCTTTTCTTTTTAGATAACTAGATTTACTAGCTCTGGTTTTACCACCATACTTTGTAAAGTCATAGTCTGAGTTGAAATGTGCTTTCAAACCCATATAAATTTTAAATGCATTAAAGGCGTCCATAATATGAATCATACTGGTAGTTTACCCATTTTAGGTAAAAAGTTTAAATCTCTTGCGTTTGCTTCTATTTTATCTTTAAGTGGTTTTTGGATTAGACCAGTGATTGAATCTGGTTCTACTTCGTTCTTGATACAATATTCTAATATCGCATCCATATGTGTAATGTTTTTCTCTCTGACTTGAGATTCTATGTATATTGAAAATGTTTTTGGTGTCATTATGTATTCACAATCTAATTAAAAAAAGGGTGGGTATTACCCCACCCCTCATTCAATGAAATTACTTCTCAGCGCAAGCGTAAGAATTAATCTCTAGTCCTACTGAAATTTCAGTAATAGTTGGTTTTGACCAAGCCATAGTTATTCTCCTAACTAGTATGGAGTGCTGGTTGCCTTGGGCCGCAGACCACTCATTATTATTATGGTGAGTATTCTGTTACTAGGAACTCACCGAACCCTATCCGATTAAGCTGCGAGAGCGAAATCTTGAGATGCAAAGTTATCGTTTGCGTTTATTTGTTTGACCTATAAGGAAGTCAACCCATACTCTCCAATAACTCTTAAATATCTGTCAACCCTATTTCACCCCCTCATTAGGGGTTTTGGTGGAGGTGGAGGGTACTGCCCCCTCGTCCAGTCTATCTCCAAATTATCTTCATCAAGTATCTCTATATCTATAAATTACATTTCTGTAAGTTATATGAACAAAATATTCATTATCCCCAATCGGGCATATTTAGTCTGACCACATTATTGTCAGAACCTTGTGATATTTCCTTCAGATTGTTTGTATTATAATACTTTTCTAACTCTTTGTCAAGTAGTAGTAAGTAATCTTTTTTATCTTTTATAAACTCTTGTACTGTTCCATCTTCTGTTACAACCAATATAACTATCTTATTTATTTGTATATTTGTTCTCTCATAAAACATCTCTGAATATGCAGAGGCCTGTATGTAGTAATTCTCATTCCAACTATCTTCTCTTTCTTTTGTACTTGTTTTGAAATCAATAACAGCAACCTCACCATTATACTCTGCAATACAATCCACTCTACCAGCAATTTTATACTTATCACTCCATAGTGCAGATTCTTGACAATATACAAGTCCGATAGTTTTATCTAAATATGGTTTTAGTTGTGAGAACAAACAATAAGATAAAAATCTACCTTTTTTATATTCATTCCAATCTTCGTTCTCATAACCATTGTCTAAATACTTTTCACAAAAATGATGTACTTGAGTTCCTCTGGTTGCAGATTTTCTTGATACATAATTTGCAACATCATCACCAACTCGTTCTCTCCATTCATATAAACCTTTTTTACCTCTATCTTTGAGAACAGTTGTGATAGATGGATAAAAGTTACCCTCTGGTGTTTCGTATAATCTAACACCATCAGTTGTTTTTGCTTTTATCTCTGGAATATTTAAATCAGTTTTGTGAGTAAACATTATTTCTTTTTGTATTTTTTAGGCACTTTACCATACCCTACAACTCTATCCCATTCTCTTTGTGTGTAGCCTTCTTTGTCTATCATATGTTTAGACCATTTGTATATACAGTTTTACCATTTATTCTTGATGCTGTCAATACCGACTTTCTATTTTTTCCATCTTCATTATAAGATATATGAATCCACCCACTTCTAGGGTCGCCTGGTGTATAGAACTCTAAAATCAACTGGTCAAAATCTAAATTGTTTTCTATCCACATAGCCACATCTGCATTACTTTCTTTTAAACACTCAAGGTCAACCGCCTGACCTTTACAATGTTGTGATTTAGACGAACCACCTATTTTTGCATTTAAATCTGGACTTCTATATCCAGAGGTAATGATTGTTACACCAAACTTTTCTCTTATTGGTTGTACAACATTTGCAAATAATTTTTTTGCATTTTCTAAATGTTCATCACTCAATGAATTATCTATTCCGTGTCGTGTTGCAGTTTGTGATTTTATGTATTCTGCAACTGTAAAATTTTCACTTAATTTTTCACTCATTAAAATTCCTTTTTAATTTGACATTGACAATCTTTATCCCAACCAAATTGTATATTTGAACAACTTGACAAAAGAAGTGTTGTAATAATAAAAAACATTTTCATTATATACAACTTCCTTCTGGGTGTTCACCATTTTCTTCTGGTGATTTTCCGTGTTTTAAATAGTAATCTCTCGCTTTACGAATATTCGCACCGTGATGATTTTCCATATTACACCATTTTTTAATGTATTCATTTTCTGGGTCAAGTCTTAATACTTCTTTCACTAATGTTTCTTGTATTCTCCAATCCCATCTTTGTTTTGTACTTTGCATAATATATTACTCTCCTAGACCAAGTTTTGTTTTTTCTATTAAATATGAGCGAACAAAACCAGAACGAACAATATCACCTATTGTAAATTCTACTGTTTCAAATTCTTTCATTTGTTCTAATATTCTCATAAAATCTTGTAGTCCTTCCTTTTCACTCATCTTGGTCAAATCTGATTGAAAGAAATCACCACAAAATATAATTTTACTGTCTTGACCAACTCTTGTAACAATCGTATCTAATTCGTGAAAGTTACAGTTCTGAGATTCGTCAACAATTACCACAGCGTTATCTAATGTTATACCACGAAGATATGAAGTTGTCAAGAAGGTAACACTACCTTGATTCTTTAATCTGTCGTATAACATACTAAATGCATTATCACTTGATTGTTCAAACATAAACTGAACCATATTATGATAGGGTACTTGGTACAATGCAGACTTATCTTCTTCATCACCAGGCAGAAACCCCATATCTCTCGTAGGAACAACTGAACGAATAATGATAACATTTTCGTACTTAGTCTTTGGGTCTAATACTTGTTCTAGTGCAAGGTAAAGTGATATAAAAGTTTTGCCTGTTCCAGCTGCACCAAACAAAAACAAATTCTTATTCTCTTTTCTCCAGGCATTAAATACTACCTTTTGATTATCTGTAATTGGTTTTACAGTAACTAAATTATCTAATTTTATATCTTGTTTCTTACTCATAACTTTCCTCGTAATTGTTTCCTAAATTATCAGTATATATTATTTTTTCTATATCACCACTAAACAAAGTGAAGTAATGATTTTGTGATATACCGATTGTTCCCTCATATGAGAATATACCTTTACTTGTTTTAACAACAACAGAGTCAATATAATCTGCTGGTATTTCTGTTCTAGTTAATTGATTAAATTGTAATCCAGAATAATTTGGGTGGTTGAATTGAATTTTCTTTTTATCAAAATGTAATTTATCATCAATAATATCTACTCTATCTTTTGGTACATCATTATTAACTATTGGTGTTGCAGAACAACCACCAGCTGCCTTGATAAACTTTCTGTTAACATATAAATTACCATCTATATCTTCTGCAACAACAGTTAAATGAGTGTATGCATTTACTCTTATATTGGTTTCTATATATGGTAGTAAACCTACGAACTCAAATGTTGCACAACAAGGTGTTGGATTCTCATCTATTATTAAAGTGAATTTAATTAAGTCTTTTGACTTTGTTGTGATAACAATAGGAACATTTCCACCATCTATTGCACGATAAGGTGATTCAATAATTATGTCATCAGTTTGTTCTAAAAACTGTTCTTCATATAAATCATCTTTCAACCATTCTTTCCAACTATCTGAACAAACAGATATTGGAAATAGTAAAATGATAAGACTAAGGATTACGCTTTTTATGTTTATCATATGCTCTTTTTGCTTTTATTTTCCTAATTGACTTTTTACCATATCTTTCTGCAAGTGGGCTGGTAGGGTGTTTTTCTGCAATCTTACTAAACACTTCTCTCATACCAGAATCACCTTTTTCACTTTTAGTAACTCCACTAACTACATTCATATTTAAATAATCAGCAGATTCAATATTAGGATTGTTTTTTAAATATTCTACTTTTTCATCATAGGACATAAATTCATCAAAATATTTATCTTCTTTTTTGTTATAGAAATCGTATCTAGGCATCTAATCTAACTTCTTATCAATCTCTAATCTCAAGTCAAGAATTCTTTCTTCTATATAATTGATTGCAGTATTTACATAACCCATATCTTCTGGGCCGTGTTCTTCTACAAACTTTTTTGCAATATATACTTCATCTTGAAGTATCATAAGTCTATCAAGTTTACTTGTCATTATCTATCACCTCCTTTTCTTAACTCATATATTTCTTCATTTAATTCTTTGATTCTAATGTAGAGATTTTGTATCTGTTTCTGCATTTGTGCAATCTCAAACTGATACAATTCATCTTTACCTAACCAGTTTTTTTTTAAATCTTCTCTTTGTTTTTTCACTTGTTCACTTTCTAAATATTCTAAATCACCTTTTACAATGTGTTCATTAATCATATCCCAATATCCTTTTCTTGAAACCATAATGGTATACTCCTATTCTTCCAAGTCGCAAATCTAGTCTTCTCTTTTATATAGTAGTTCTTATAAGCTGCGATTGGTTGATTAGGAATCTTGCAATAATCTGGCATACATTGAGGCATCTCAGTTAGTCTAGTGTCTGGATTAATATTGTTAGGAATCATATTTAAATATGGTAGTCTATCCTCAACTGAGTGTTTCTTACCATACCTAAATGTATATTCTTTTAACAAGTTCATCAGTAAATGTAATAACCAAGTATAATTACCTTTTGTTTCTCTACACCATATTGCAGAAGGGTGTTTAGTATGACACGCTAACATTAGATTTTTATCCATAAAATCTATTGGGTGTTTCCACCTTTTAACATTTCTACCAGTTTTAGATTTACCGACAAACTCTTTTCCGTCTAGTAATCTATGTGCAGTTGATAAAAGTTGTGCATACTCTACACACATTTTTACAGCGTGTTTATCACAATGTTCCAAAGATGCAATCTTTGGGTCTTCATTAATATAAAATATATTCACATTACCTCCTTCTATAAAAAATGTGTCTACCTATTTTAACAGTTTTTTCAAAATGTCTTGACCATTTTGGTTTAACATAGTCAGCGTGATAATACAACGCTCCGTCTGTAATGTCAAGTAGTGTTTTAAAATTTGATGCAACTAAACCCTCTGCAAGAACATATAGTTGATTATATGTGTAGTGGTCTTTTATCTCATCTGATTTACCATCACAGTACCAACTGAATTGACACATATGTTTGATAGGTTTTTTTAAACCTTTTTCTTTTAACCACCATTGTGATATTTTTGCATCTTCTATAACACCACAAATTGTATTTGGATATAAATCACTTTTAACTCTGTTTAAAACTACATTGGTTACACCTAGAACTCCAGCAGTTCCCTCATTACGAGCTTCAAAATACATATTCTTTGCAAGACAAGTTATTTCTTTTTTGTCAATATATCTATCGTATTGTGCAATTTCCATATATTGCATTTGTGGAATTCTTTCTGGTCTATTGATACCAGCGATAATAATAAAAGTTGCTAATATTGTAGTGAATAGTTTAAAAAACACTCTGTACCCCTCATCTATATTTTTGAATTGTAGGGAACGGTCTGGTAATCCAACTTGTTCCCTTACAATTCTGGGTTTAGAACGAGTCTTGGTCATCTTCCTTATTCATCATATAAGTGCCAAGACTCATAAACCCAATTCCAGCGACTGCGAGGATGGAAAGAGTAGTGAGAGAGGCGTCACCATCAACAGCACCAGCCGCAAGAATACTGAATAATAATCCTAAAATCATATAAAACATAATATACCTATAAATTTAAATGTTAATAATTATTATAATACCATATTATTTTAATATGTCAACCCTATGCAGATTTTTTATAATCTTTATGATTGACATTTAAAAAATTGTCATCCCAATCAAATGCCTCTTGTACCACTTGTTTTGATAACCCCTTATATTTTTGATGTAATTTCTTATCTTTTGCAAGTATTAAAACTTCTGCCTCACCCTCTTGTAATCCCTCTAACATTTGGACAAACATAGTTTCACATTTAACTTGTTTTAATTTATCGTTTCCACCCTTTATAAAGTGAAATAGTTTACCAGCTTCTTGTTCTAACCTTGTATGTTCAGTTCCCTCTGGTGCATCATTTTTAATAAATGGTACATCACCCTCTGGTAATCTCCATACAATCTTAGGGTCAAAACTAGATTTCAAAATCATTTTCAATCCCTCACTTTGGTATTTTCTTAATACCTCTATTTTTTTACCTTTTACTTTTGCATTATTGACCTTAGTTAATACTTCGTGTATTAAAGGTCTTACAACATCATATGCCATTAAAAATCTCCTAGTTTTTCAGTCAGTTCTTTTAGTCTGTGTTTCATAAAATAAGGTAATATTTTACTCTTATCATTTTGGGTAATTTTATCTACCCACATATTATATATAAGTTCCCCCAACTCATTTGGTATACTGTCAAAGTCAATCAATGTTTTGTTTCTTTGATAGTTTCTTTTTATCTCACCCTCTGGAATACCATTCTCTTTCCACTCAGTTAATTTCTTTTTTGTGATAGGTCTTTGTCTTAAATCTTCTACAAAGACAGTATCTTGAGATAAAACATTTGGAACACCATCTCCTTTATCTCCTCTAATAATATGTTCAAATTTATATTGTTCTGGATTCTCATCAACTACAAATTTTTTCAAAGTCGGTGAATATTGTTTTACATTATCACTTTGGTGTAATTGTATAAAATCTTTATCACCAGATATAATTAATATTTCCTCATATAAGTTTGGTGTAGAAGAAATCTTATTTGATAGAATCGCAATAATATCATCAGCCTCTGCACCATTAATTTTTAAAACTTTATAAGGGAAATTTTCTTCTAACTCATTTTGAATTTTAGTTAGTATATCAAACAACTCATTCCAATTTAAACTACTTTCACTTCTTGCCTTCTTACGATTTTGTTTATAATAGGGAAAGTAATCTTTTCTCCAACAATGTTTGTCGTCATAACAAAGTACCAATTCACCAAAATCTTTACTGAATTTTGTTTTATAAGACCTCAAGGAGTTTAGTACCATATGTCTTACTAAATCCTCACTTAAAGGTTCATCTTTCATCTGTATCATCAAATTACTAATCGTAACTTGATTCATATCAACTAATATCATTTCTTCTTTTTTTTATCCAAAGCCTTCAAAAACTTTGATATCAATTCCATTTTAAATATTGTGTTAGTATTACCTTTTTCATCTTTCTCTTGAACCATAAACTTATCAACCAAAGGTTGCATTTCGTGTTTAATATCTAAATCTCTATAAATAGAACTCTTGATTGATTCAATAACAAAAGATAAATCTTTTACAAATATTGGGTCATTAACTTTCAATCCATTATCATTTAACGAATGTACTAATTGTACTATTAGGGCTTCAGTAAGTTGGTCTGCAAAAGAGATATCCTCATTAAGTCTTAATAAGTTCTCATCTGGTTTGACTACTTTTCTCTTACCCTTAAATCTTTTAGGGAATTTAATTATGTTATCTTTTTTCTTTTCCATAATAATATTTATGTCCAATAATTAATTAAACCAACAACTGATATAACAAACCCAACAGAGTTTAATAATATGATAGAACCGTCTTTCCAAAAATATCCTACACTAACCCATACAACACTCCCTATGGTCATAAAGTATAGATTTAGTGGATAGATATTAAAAGATGTAAAACATAAGCCTATCAACAATAGGAAAGAACCAAACCATTTTAAACCTCTAACTTCTCTAGTTTCTCTCTTTTTCTTATACATCTTCTTGTACTTGCAGCCTTCTCTTTTCTTTTTCTTTCGTTCCTTGTTTCGTAATATTCTCTTTTACGAAGTTCATTGAACATATCTTCTTTTTGTAGTTTCTTTTTCAGTTTTCTGATTGCCTTGTCTACATTTCCATTTTCTACTGCAACAGCAGTACCAGGCAATCTTTTCTCTGGGAATCTTTTCTTTTTATTAAATCTATGAACTTGTTTGAATCGCATACATATCCTCTATTAATTGATTAGTAACTTCTGCCTCATATTGGTCTACGCCAGTAAGAAATGCATTTATATCTGTTATTGATAGTTTTCTGATATCCGAAACATCTGCACACTTCATAACATAGTCTGCAATGTGGTCTGGAATATCTTCGTGTGTATTATAAAAATAAATCATATTCACCTATATTGTTAAGTTTTATATCGTCTAATTTCACTTCTTATCATCTCTGAATAATGTCTTAACCAAGCTTTTGATTGTTTATT